ACTTCAATTCCGTGCTTCCAATCGTATAATTTTTCAAAACTCCATAAATGTAAAATTTTTGTTGTTTTTGGGAAAGTAGATAAAACATTTAAATCAAAATATTGTAACGCCGCTTTGTATTGAAATTTTTGAAGATTGGCATCATACAAATAAGCAAAATATTGTTTAGCCGCTCTTATAGTAAAGTTTTCTTTTTCATGATCTATAGTGTGTATATTTAGATTGCGATGGTTGCGATGGAACAATCTAGCTATATCTGTCCAAACAAAAATACAAACATCGGGATAATAGTTTGTGTCTATAAAAGGTTTTATTTGTAAAAGAATTAAATCATAGATGGAACTGCCCGATTGACCTAAATTAACAATCTCTGCGTTATAATGTTTTTTTAACTTGGTAATATAAGTTTCGTAGTCAACATTTTGCCAATCCTCTGGCACATCATATTGACAAAAACTATCGCCAAAAAATCCTATTTTCATTAATTTTTTTCTTTACAGTTTACAGGCTTCGCAATCTTCTTGGTCATCAAAATTTATTACTTCTAATCCGGCTGGTTCTTCATCTTGGCCTTTACTACCTTGTTTGTTGATTAAACTGTAGTAGAAAGTTTTTAAGCCCCAACGATGTGCTAACATTAAATTTTTAGCAATTAATGTCGTAGGAACTTTGCGGTCAGCAAAGTGAGCAGGATTATAAAAAGTATTAGTGCTAATAGACTGATCTACATAGGCAGCCAAAACCGATGCTGTTTTAAGATAACCGTCACAATCTTTTTGTTCCCACATCAGCTGATATTTATTTTTTAATTTGTTGTACTCTGGTGCTACCTGTATTAGACTGCCGGCTTTTGATTCTTTGACAGTGATCAAGCTCATAGGCATTTCTATTCCATTAGTACTATTAATAACAACACTACTAGACTCCACTGGAGCCACAGCCATAAGTGTAGCATTTCTAACTCCATATTCTTTCATGTTAGTGCGTAGAGTTTCCCAGTCAAGCTCAGGTGTAAAATCAGCAAGCTCATTAACCGCCTTGGCTCTTAGCTCCCAAGGAAAGATACCTTGACCGTAACGTGTCTTATCGCTGTCTAAACACTTACCACGTTCTTTTGCTAACTCTACAGTGGCCTCTGTTAGATAGTATGCTTGATATTCCATCCAAGTTTTAACTTCTTGCAAGGCATCAGCGTCACCATAGCGTAAACTGCGTTTAGCGTGCCAGTAGGCAAGATTAGTAATGCCAATACCCAAGGGCTGAATTTCATCATTGCTTAACTTACTTTGAACACTTAGAAAGTCCTGGTAGTCAAGAATATTACATAGACTGCGTTGTAAAATACGGCAAGCACGGCGCATATCTTCGGGATTGCGGAAAGCTCCCCAGTTGATTGAGCCTAGCGTGCACAGCGCAATACGTCCTGAATCATCATCTAATCGCTGGAAAGGTTTGGTAGGTAGTAGGATTTCGCAACAAAGATTGCTCTGATAAATGGTATGGTATTCGGGATCAAAAGGTCCTTGACTTTGGACATTGTCAATAAACACAAGATAAATGCGACCAGTATCTGTGCGTTCTTTTAGAATACCGCCTTTGAACACATCTTCTGCAGCCATTGTTTTGGTACGTAGATCCCGGCGCTTTTCATACTTGATATACAGTTGCTCAAACAGTTCGGTATTGTTATAAAATGCTTCGTACAGATCAGGTACTTCATTAGGATCAAAAAATGTTATGGATTCTTTATTTTTAAAACGTCTCCAAAAGAAGCTGTTGAGCACAACCCCATAATCCATAAATCTGACGCGGGTCTCTTCGGTACCTTGATTATTCTTGAGGACAATAAGGTCATCAAACTGATAGTGCCAAATGGGATAAAAAACAGTAGCAGAAGCATTGCGGATACCTCCTTGCGAACAACTTCTTAAATCTCCAAACCATTTTTTTAGGAATGGAATCATACCTGTGTGCATAACTTCGCCGCCGCGGATAGGAGCCCCTAATGGACGCAAGCGGCCAATCTCTAAACCAATACCAGCTCGCTTGGCCGCATACTTGGCCATCATTTCTCCTGAGGCAAAAATACTATCAAGATTATCGTCACTACGTATAAGCACACAAGAACTAAATTGTTTTGTTGGTGTCCCCAATCCAGCCAGAACAGGAGTCGCAAGAGTAAACAAGCCGTCACTAGCAGCATTATAATATTCTTTGATGTAACGCATCCGAGCCGCGTTAGGCTCTTCTTTGTGAAAGACAGTAGCGGCTGCCACAATGTACCGTATTTGAGGAGTCTCATAAATTTCCTTTGTAGCACGATTACGTACTAGATATTTTTCAATTAACTGCTCAATGGCAGCGTAAGAATATGTTTCGTCCTTTTCATGATCGAGCATATCGTTCATTCGATTCCAATCTTCTTCTGTGTACCATTCAAGAAGTTCAGGCGTGTATAATCCAGTGGCTACATTCTTTTTAACAATTTCATAAAGGTGCGGTACATCATAACTGCCGTATACATCTTTACGCAACATTGATAAACGTTGTTTACCGGCCACAAATTGATAATTGGTATGACCTACGTCTGGATTAGATTCTACATCGATAAGATCTACAATAGCACGGAGTGTGATCCCGTCAATTTCTTTTGTAGTGATGCCATCATAAAAATGTAACTGTGCTTTAATTTCAATCATACTCTGACTGACATCAGCAATACCTTGGCAGACTTTAGCAACCTGAGCTTGCCATTTTTCAATGGTGAGTGGTTCACGTTGTCCGCTTCTTTTGACTACTGTAATCTGCATTAATAACTTTCTAAATTTTAACTGTACTGCTTTTTAACTTGCTCTTGCGTTAACCGCTTTTTGACTTTACCGACTTGATGTGTATTTACGATGGTGTCTTTGTTCCAATTAAGTATATATATTTCTTTGTTAACTAGGACTAAATTATACCCATCATCTGTTAATACGAGGTCTGCACTGGCGATTTCCGGGTGATCAATCATACTTATAGTATACAGGATTCCAAGTCCTCTTGCGACCTCGCAGAATACGTTATCATTCAAAAGTTGCCAAGGATCAGGCCAAGTAGGTAAATCATCCCAGTGTAGATAATAACTTTGCCACGGTGAATCGAACCACCATTCGTTAATGTTTTGAAGAGCCTGTTCTAAAGGCAAAGTTTGGACAGAGGTGCGTAGATCGGACCAGTCGCCTAACCGGTCGCTAAAGTCTTGGTACCACATTTTAGTTAAAATAAGAAACGGTATAATTCATTACTGCGTCAATACCGCTGGTGGTATTGTAGGATACTGTAATAGTACTGCCAGCCAACGAAATATACAATGCGACTCCGACATTTTCGCTTTCTGTATAGTCGTCTGTATAATTAAAAGTACCGCCTACTGCCGCTATAGATATGGTACCAGTTCTGTATCCTCCGCGAGCAATAGCATAATTAATAACAAATGCTCCAGAGGTAGCAGTACTCAATGTAAATGCTGTAAATGGATCAAGAGGATCCGTTTTGCCGCCAAGTAAAGTTACCATGGCACCTGATTCAATAGTACTAGTACCCATTTGTAATTGAGCGCTGTTTGGAGTAGCTATACTAGTTGTATTATCAAATGCTACCCATTGATATCCATTGAGGAAGGCAGCAGATCTAGCAAACATATCGCCAATGCTAGCATTATTATTACCTTGTATTTGAATAATAGCGGCAGTTGAATTAACACCATCGCCGCCAGCAAGTGATGAAGCAACGTTATAAAATATATTGTAACCGCTAGCATTTAAATTAGCGTTTGCGCCAAAAATAATGCCTTGGGCATATATATTATCAAACGAATTGCTTGTAATACGGAATCCTGATGTAGTACTACTAGCAACACCAATTATAACACCGTTATATAAATCAAGAAATTGAGATGCTGTGATAGTTATACTATTTGTTAGATTGTCAGTGCCGGCACCATACGTTACACTTTGAAATAAACAGTTATCAAAAGATATGTCCTGAACAGGTAAACTATTTGTGCTGATAAATGTTACTCCATAGTTAGCAAGAGCAGAAGTAGTAGGAGAAAATCCGTCAGGTCCTTTGAAACTCACTCCAGTTGCGTGGCAACTATTTGCTGAATTAACTAAAAAAATTGCGCCATTGCTTGGGCTAGCTAGATTTTGAAAAGCCATACCGCTAATTGTAATGTCAGTTGGCGGAACAGCGCCGTTGGTTCCAATATTAGCTCCAGTCTGCTGTAAGCTATCGGCTGTTTGAGCAACATACTGTACATTAGAAGCAGGTGTAGCTTGAATAATAGAATTTTCTGGGCCTTCGCCAACTAAAGTAGCATAAGAAGGAATATTGATAGTACCACTAACAACATAGACACCAGCAGGAAAAAACAAACTACGGCGTATCGCTGGATTAACTTCGCGGCAATACAGCTGGTACAGGGCACGATTAATAGCGTCTGTGCAATCAGTTACACCATCGCCTACCGCTCCAAAATCCAATACACTAGCGTATTGATCTAGCCAAGTTTGTAAACTTAAAACTACAGGGGATCCAGAAGTTGGTCCTGTTTGTACTGTATATCCAGTTGCAGCAGATCCTGAGTAGGTATATGCAGCGGCTAAATTTAAAATATCACTAAATTCGGTAAGAATTTCTGTATTACCAATAACAGGAGCACCTTGCGCAAGAGTTCCGTTACCAATATAAAGTCGACGTTCATCAGTAGACCAACCTAGTTCACCACCTGATAATTGTGGTAAGTCCGCTTGTAATCCTAAGCGATTAGTAATCTGAGAGATTTGTACAATAGCCATTATAAGTCCTTATAGCTACTATTTAGCCCAATTATGCTTGCGAGTAATATTGCTCCAAACGGCGCCACCACTGCTGTTCCCAGTGGTCAAAATCCTCAGGATTTAAGGTAAATTCCTGGTATTGAGGTTCGGTAACTAAATTGCCCATTGTGTCTACTTCAGGTTTAACGCACATGAGTACCACACCTTTGCGAATGTTGGTTTTATACACTTCGTTATGTGCTAGAGCATAGGCTACTAACTGTAGATAGTAATCTTCAATCCAGTCCTGCCGTTTAGGCTTGTTAGTTTGTTTGAAGTCAATAATACTTTCTGCGCCTTGGTGTATTCCTACACAGTCTGTAGTACCGGCATACAAACTAGGAAAGTACAAAGGAATTTCTACGCCCCAGTATTCGTCAACGTGTTTAAGTCCATCACGAATTACAGTTTCTGCCATAGCGTGACTGGCCCATCCAAATGGGTTAGACCCTTTGTCTTTCATTTCACCTGTTTTGACATAATGTTCTAGATATGTGTGCATACGAGTACCGCGGTTAGCAGCTTCGGTAGTAATGGCCTGGGCCTTATCAACTCCAACCCGTTTGCGCCAGTTTTGTAAGGCGGCTTTCTTTTCTTCAGGCTGAGTGGCGGCTAGAATAGTTGTCACACTAGGAACTTTTTTACCATCGGGTGTTTGATATAGACGTTGACCTTCCTCGGAGGTGCGTGATAACTCGTGATAGGGAAATTTTGGATTGTACATTATGTTAGTATTTTGTTTAATTTTTCTTGTATTTGATCTGCTACCTGTTGATCTCCGTTAGCTGTGACCAATATATTATAGTTATGTTCAAGAGTATCTTTAATTTTATCGAACACTTCTGTTTGATCGAGTTGGCATAATCGTTTTACTTGCTCAAACGCAGCGGCCCACCTAGTTTCATTATCTTCTATAAGATCATAACTTTCGTCAATAACATTGTTGAATGTTTTGTATCCTTGCTTGCGAAGATTTTCTAAAAACTTGTAGCCTGAAAATACCACAAATAATCTACGTGCTATGATAGGTTTGGCGGTTTTTTCAGTATAAAAAGATATACGGTTATCAAAATTAGTCTCAGCAACAATACTATACGCTGTTTTATTGAATAAGTCAACTGGAATGATGCGACTAATACCTTCTGTTGTTCCAAAATAATTAGCAGGTTCATGCGTTCCAATTACTACGTCATTTAACAAATTAGTGCCGGGTTCCCAAATAAAATCTTCTTCCCAAACAAGTTTGTGTGGTTTCAATTGTTGCATTTTAAAACCGAAGTAGGTCATTACAATTTTATCTTTAATATCGCTGCTTTCTATACTGTTGTAAACAAAATCTCTATGGCGTCTTGAGCGACCAAGCAAGGCGTCAAAATATAAAGGCTTTGGTAGATTGAAATTTACTTCAGCAAGTTTTTCTGGCACCTGTTGATAAAATTCTCTCTGCATGTTAAAAAAATTAGGCCAATAAATTATACGTTCGTTAATAAAACTATCAGCATTTGCGGCCCCGGGGGCTACCCAGTATACATTTTCATGACGACACTTGTTCCATATGTCAATATGGAAAGGGTGTATTTCGCTGTCAAATGTAAACACTATGTTACTTGCCCTACTGAGGCCAGCTAGTTTATTTTCAAATCCGCCCTGTGGAAATTTTGATTGTTGATCATGTATTTCCGGTGGCCGAGGTGGGTCGCCAATATCATAATCAACCATACAGCGGTCTGTAGTAAATGCTATTTTTATATCGGCCCGAGCAGCTATGTACTCGTGTTGGCTATGATAAATTTCATATTGAGGCAGTTTGAGTCGATTTAAAAACCGTTGCTCAAAAAATATACTATCAGTATAAACAGCGACAGTCACTACTATATCCTAAACGATTCGCCACAACCGCAACGGTCTTTTTCAAGTGGATTGGTAAATTCAAATCCTTCGTTTAATCCTTGTCGTACATAATCTATTTCCAAACCTTCTAAATAGACAACACTTTTAGGATCAACTACGATAACAAATCCTTCCTGCTCGTAAGCGGTATCTTCTGGGTTGACATGGTCAATGTATTCTAATACATAGGCCAGTCCTGAACAGCCTGTAGTTTTTACACCAAGCCGGATACCCATGCCATGCCCGCGCCGATTTAAGTTATCAACTATTTTTTTGTTTGCCTTACTTGTTACGGTAATCATAGTAATCCTAATTTATTGATACATTCGTTAGCAAAAGTTTCTTGCATAATTTCGTCTTCAGTATGAAATAAGGGTCCATCATTTCCTCTCTGGGCTTGGCTCCATAAATTTAACTCAATTGATTTATCCATATACTCGGCTATTTCATTGCGCATAAAATGCCTTGGTAGTATTGTATTTACAAGTTGTTGATATGTCGAGTCAGTGCCTTTGTCGCGTTCCTGAACATAGTCTAACCCACCAAGACTAAAACACATTGGTATATTTTTATTTTTTAATAAATTTAAAATAGACAAGACAATAAAATATTGACGTAAGCAATTAAGATCATGACTTTGAAATTTTAGTGAATTTTCATAATTTGCTTTCATACTATGAACTGTATCTGATGCTGGAATTTTAGCTGTCAATGGAAAGTAGTGTGCTGTTGTCATGTAAGTTTGATTATTAAAATCTAACACTTGACTATATTCAGTATCTTTATATCGAGCTCGCAATTCTGGCATTTTTTCTTTACTCAAATTATTAAAAAAATTACTGTCACTGAGTATATAATCTGTACGCCAAAGATCTGTAAATAGTACAATAACATAATCAGGATTGTAAATTAACCCTTGATGTACTTGAAGTTCTATTAGAGAATTACTACTGCCGCCACGAGAAAAGTTTATAATTTCACAGTCTGGTATTATTTTTTTTATTTTTTCAGAAAAATGAACGCCGAAATAGTTGGGATCGGTTACTCCAAAACTGTCAGCACATATTAAGATTTTTTTGCTCATTATTCTTTTAAAAATCCTGATATTTGTAAAGTATATTTGTTTTGCATACCGGCATTGGCACTAAGATGTAGCACGTTGCTGTCCCACATAAAACCAAAACCTTGTTTCCATTCTACACTGGTTTTATATCCCGAGTCGGTTTGATATTGAATAAATTGTCCTAATTTCCAATCTTCCAAATAAATGTTTGCTCGCACTTTACGTTCTGTTCTCTCAGGATATTTTTTTGTTATCTGATAAAATGTATCTCTGTGCAGGGGAACGACACATCCCGGAGGTTGTAAAATTGAACTTACTGTAATTACCTCCATACCAAGCTGATTACCTATGACTTCATAATCTATCTGGTCAGCGGTCCACCATAGTTGGTGAATTAAGGTATTGGCAATGCAATAACTTTTAGGAAATCCACCGTATGATTCATGTATGTCTGTCAATTCATGTACCTGATGATTGATACAACTACCTTCATGTACAGAGTAGTCAGCTGACAAAAATATGTCAAAGTTGTAATCTAAATGAATATTTTTTAACATTATTGTTCAGCTGATTTAAAAAATAATTCGTTTTTTAAGGCATAAAAATCTCCAGCAGTAATATTTTCTGAGTCACTTACTTTAAATATTTCCATGTGTTGATCATAATGCCGTTGAGCATTTTTAATAATTTGTTGCTTGACTTTGCATCCCGATAATAATTTATTTCTACTGATTACTTTAGTACTGTCAGTAGCTCTAACTGATATTGCTACCCTCCTTGTATCATTATCTTGTGTCTTATGTATGACATCGCCGCGCATCAATAGTAAGTCGCCTGGATTTAAAATTGGCGAACAAGCAATAGTGTCAATATTAATAGAAATAATATATGAATCGCCATTATCATCATTTGTAACTAAAGTTTGATTATTTTGCGGAGTAAATCTACTGGCACCGCCGTTAATAATTTTGCCTATATGGTCGCTGGCCCGAACGGACAATTGATCCATTGGAACAATACTTAGACCAGTTTTTTTTGGATCGGGTTTTATAATTGGAATATAAAAATTTAAGTAATTATAAGATTGCTGATGCACATAGAAAGATTCGTGATCTTGGTGCCACTCAAAATTTATATAGGTTGTGTCAGTATAGGCCGCAGATGGTATAATAAAATCTACGGTAAGATTAGTTTGTTGATTAACTTTGTCTAATAAAGTCTTGATTTTTTTAAACAACACAGATTTAAAGTTGTCAGACGCTTGAAAAAGTGTATAATTTTTATTATCTGATTGGTTGGCTAACGCAATATCTTCCTTTGCTTGTGTTAGTTCTGAATCAGATAAAAAATTAGGAATAACAATAAATCCTTGATTTTCTAAATCTTTAATCTGAGGATTCATGCTTTTTTTTATAATCTGCTACAGCGGCTTTGATAGCATCCTCAGCCAATATCGAGCAGTGGATCTTGACAGGCGGTAAGGCAAGCTCTTCCGCAATCGCTGAGTTCTTAATCTCTCCTGCCTCGTCAAGAGTTTTGCCCTTGACCCATTCGGTGACAAGGCTCGAGCTAGCAATCGCCGATCCGCAACCGTAAGTCTTAAATTTAGCATCTGTAATAATTCCATCTTCTACTTTAATTTGGAGGCGCATGACGTCTCCAGTCATCCGCAAGCTGGGGCACCAACTACACCGGTCCCAACTTGCGCTGTCTCCTCTAATTTCCCAACATTTCTGGGATTTTCATAATGATCAATTACCTGAGCTGAATAAGCCATTTATATCTCCAATTATACTTCTTACTACATCAAGTGGCTGGTATGTGTTCCACTTCTCGCGATTTTCTTCGCCTTTAATAAATTGTATGTTCTTCCTACTTCCAAGTAAATGTGGCAATATTCCTAATTCCCATCCTTGTTGATGAGGGATAATATGATCTGTTTGCCAGCTATGTTTATACTTACCCACCTTTGGTACCCACTCACCATTCTTTTTCATTTCTTTAAGAGTTCGATATGTTGCTTTACGAACTAATCTACGATACATCCTTAATGGATCGGTGATAGGATTTTTAGGTCTTAAATTATTAAGTTTTCCATCCTTATTAGGATTATCTATCAACCACTTTGTTTTTTGCCTATCATTAGGAATACCTTTATTCCACCCCCAACCTTTTGCTAATCCATCTCTATTCTGTTTTGCCTTTTGTTCTTCTGTAAGTTTAATACCTTTGTTCCAAGGATCATATTCTCCTCTGTTTAAAGGGTTTTTACATTTTTGCGAGCAGTAATCTAAGAACCGAGGTTTAGATTCGAACTCTGTTCCGCAAAATTGACAATTTTTAACAATTCCATACTTGCTTTTCATACAAGTATTTAACATCTTGGCGCACCCGCATATTATTTTTTTATTGGTTGTGGTGTAGGTTTGGGCGCTTGCGGTAGCGGTTGCGTGGGAGCAGGTGTAGGTTTTTTAATAAGGTCATTTAACAAATTCCCAAGCCCAGCGGCATTCGCTGTAGCGGCAAGCATTAAACTAAAAACGACAATTAATTGTTTGGTACCCATACTGTCCTATAGCAATTACAAGTTCCGTCAAGCATACTTATCTGATGGAATCCCTCAGGTGCTGGGTTTGGTTGTTGAATATAAACAGGCGGCTGAACATAAACTACCTGTGGTGGAGGCGCATAATAGTAAGGAGGATAGTAGTACGGGCGAGCTACGGCGTAGCCAACAGCCCCGCCCACTACAAACGGAGCTACCCAGCCATTGTGGTAGCCACTACGCCAAGCGTGTGCTGGTGTTATTACAGCTAGAGTAAGTACTAGTATTGCGAGAATTTTTTTCATTTTGCTTCTCCTTTTTGCTTCTTACTAACGATTATACTATATTTAACAATAAAAGTCAAATCTTGTTAGGCTTTAGTGTGGTAAATTCTATCCTGTGCCAGTTATATGATTCTGGGCAAAATTTACATTGCGGAATTGGTTTATCTATGTTGGCAAAAAATTCTTCACCAAATTCATCAAATTGATCGATACCTAACCCTTGGTCTGTGTGTATGAGTGCTCGATCTTCTGGGCTTATATCAAACGGATATTGCCGATCAAATTCTGCCATAAGTGGTGCCGGGCCGCATTTATAAATTCGGCCGTTAATAAAATGATAATTTTTATGTAGCACCTGCGGACAAACGCTATGGGCTTTTACTGGGTCGCTATTGTACAAAGTACGAGTGCCATCTAATCTTTCGATAACATTATTTTGTAAAAAATCAACAGTGGTCCAGATATGTACTTGAACGCCATTAACATCAATGAACTGATAATCAGAATTCATTTCAGGTTTTAGATCAATTCCTTCTTGAATAGGATGAGTTAAAAAATTTCTAACACGGTTAAAAATAATTTCACGATCAGAGTCTCTGTGTATGCTAATACCAACCCAAGAATTAGTTTTACGGCAGGATTCGTAAAATCCTTCAACTAAATCAAGCCGCGTTCCATTACTAATAATTTCTGGCGAGTAGGCTTCTGGCCATGCCGCTCTTAATCCTTCTACCCATTTGTTAATAGTTGGATTAAGCAAGGGCTCGCCACCAAGAATAACTGGTTTAATAAGATTAATTTTTTTTGACCACTGCTGAATTATGTCAGCATAGTCATCATAATTTTGCCAACCAGCAAATTTATAATTGTTATATCTGTTACAGCCTGAACAGGTTAAGTTGCAAACGTTGGTTATATAGAATTCGATCTTGTCGATAGTAATACGATTACTCATAGATTGTATATATTACTACTTGTGGAGGTAATGCTTATTTGTTCATGCCGCGTTTCATAGCGGCTTTGGCGTTTTGATCAACTACTTGCTGGGCCTGGTCTGGATTCATTTGAGTATTGGTAGGTTCATCGTTGCCTTTGAATCTAATCACATTTGAATTTGGGTCAAATGGTTCAAGTACATTAGAAAGCGGTTCTTTAGCAATTAAGTCGCCTATGGTATCGGGTGTTACATTTACTTGTAGACTATTTGCTAATTTAATAAAAGCATCGGTGGAGATTTGCTTGCGAGCATTGGTATCCTCGGCACGTTTGGCTAACCATTGACTCAAGGCGAGAAGTTTACCCGTGTCAACAGGTTGAGAATTTTCTACTTCAAAGATTAACATTTAGCGTTTGGCGCGACCTAGGCCTGCGCCACCCATTTCAGGAGCTTCTGGTTCTTCTGGTGGAAGTTCTTCCATGCCTGGTTCAGCACCTAAGCCAGTTTCGTCTGGCATCTCACCACCAAAACCTGCGTCATCCATTCCTGGAATAGCCGGAGCGGCCTGGCCAGTAACTACACCAAGTGCTTGATCTAATTGTTGACGAGCACCTTGTAAATTTTGTAACAGACCGGCAAGAGCGGCTGTTGCGTCTGTGTTAAACTGCATGGCTTGATCAACACCGACTTGATTTTTAATTTGATCAACAAGTGCTGGTAAGTCTTTAAACTGCATAGAACTTACTTGCTCACTCATTTTTTGTACTTCGTCAACCATGTCCTGTGCGGCCAATACAACTTGCGCTTGTTGAACTTCTGATTCACGAATGATTTGATATAACTGACGACGGAAAGTAGAACTTTCGCTCATCATGGCAACTTGAGCAAGTGCCTGCTGGTCTTGTGGACTTAAATTTTGTCCTACACTAGCCTTTTGCATAGCTTGTTTTTGTTTAGGATCTTTTAACTGATCAATTTTTTGTTTAGCAGCGGCCTGGCCTGCAGCAACTGTAGGATTGGGCATAGCCATGTTACTTTGTTGACCGGCAACGTTTTGTTGTGCGCCAGCGGCAGCACCTACCGGTACTGTGCTAGTTTCTTTAACACGAGTTGCCAGTACACGTTCCATCATCATCAACTTTAAATAAGTTGGATTTTGTTCTGACTTGTGGAATGCTGGAGTAGCTTTGTGCTCATTTACCAGCTTGCGTACCTTAGACAACATTACACGTGCTTGACGGGCAGAAATCACGTCCACGTTAATGGAGTCACCAAAATAACTCTCAAATACCTTAGCGGCTTGCTTTGATGGCTGTGTTGCGGCCAGTTCGAACAGTTTCATTATTAAATCCTCTTAATTGTATATATTTAGCCCAGTTGACACATTTGGTTAATTCTGATTCTACCTTCTTTTTTCGTATAATTTTGGACTCTAATTTAGTTTCTATAGTCTCACGGAATTTAGGGTCGGTGCTTGTATCGGCTATATTGGCACGAGCATTAATATCGTTGGTTAAACTGGTTAATTTTGTATCTAATGCTAGGATATCACGGGCCGAGTTATATGCTTTATGTTTATCTGCTATACACCAGCTAAGTGCTGATTTAGTAGAACCAAACAAACCTACATCTGTAGCTGAACAAAATACACGATACCCTGGTTTTTCTGGCACAATAAGATAGCGATCAAAGACTCGATAATTGCCTTCTTCTGTACAAAATATTAAATTGGTTAAACTGTCAGGAAATTCCTGTCGGAACATTCGGTCAAATTCTTGGGAAAGTTTCATTTGAGAACGTAGTGTGATATTAAGTAACCGCAGGTGGCTACTAAAAATCCTATGGCAGCCATGCCCCATGATACTAATTGATCTGTGCGTTTTTCTGCCATTTTTTCAACCATGTCGCGTACTTCGACAATAATATGACTTACACCGTTAATTTTTTCATCCAGTCCTTCAAGACGAGAATCTAAGGCATTATAACGTTCAGCGCATAACTCAACGTGAGCTTCTAAGCTCTTTTTTTCGATATCGGTGGCTTCTATTGACATAGCATATATTTATGGTAAAACTTCAAACCAAATATTTTGATCTGGACCGTTAACTACTAATACTGATTCTATATCGCGGCGATTCCATAATTCTATTAACATGGGCACTCCGGCAGCATCAGATAGTAATATTTCAAGCGGATTATTTTCAGAACCAAACACGCCCGGAGTATCAACTTCAAAATCAAATTCCCAATAATACTGTACTCTTTTTGGTTCGGTTAATTTAAAAATTTGAGTACGCATACCTATTAACTGAACGAGTGTTTCCCAGTTGCGCTGCTGGTTACGAGCAATGTGCCAGGATATTTCGTTTTCAATACGTTGCCCAGCATTGTCAGTAAACGGCACATGAGATGACTTAAAGTGTCCAGTTACACCGGTAGCCGATATATCAAAGTAAGTTTTACATTTAATTCGCATTAGATTTTCTACTTAATTCATACAGTATCTCTACTTGCTCTAGCAAGTGATTAATTTCAGAATTGCTGGAACGCAGGGCTAAAATTTCCTGCCACTTCTCTTGATTTTTAAGTTCGGCCAACTCTTTGTCTAGCTCTGGGTCACGTAAATGTAATTCACGATGAGTACTACCTGGGCGCCGGGCATAAACTGTGCGACCTCCATCTGGAGATTCGTAAATTGTAACTTCTGTTATTTTTTTAACTTCCATAGTGGAGTATTTAAGCCATAAAATTAAGGTCAACAAAAAAGCCCCTTGCGGAGCTTTTTTGGTATTTTAAAACAAATTTTAAAATTAATATGCTACGTTAGCTAATGTAAATCCAACGTTAGTAGCTGTGATGTTACCTGCGTAAAAGCCAGTTACTGTGCCGTTTGCGGATACTTGAATATTACCAAGGCCTGCTACAGCAGCTTGAATAGTATTAGCTGTGTAAGCGCCTGTTGGATATACAGCGATACTCAATTCTGTATTACCAGCTTGATAGAAAGCAACAGTAGCAGTTTGTTGAATCTGCTGAATGATTTGCTGAATCGCGCCGTTAACTTCAGCTTGATTATTGATATTACCTGAACCCATGGTGTTACCTTGGTTAAGGCAAAAAAAGTCCAATTTTGGACCCATAATCATTACTGGGGTGCCAGCTGGGCTATATGCTGTGTTTGCTGCTAATTGTGGGCCATTGAGTGTGTCAATAGCAAATACTGGTTGTGAACCGCCTGATACTAATGGAATCTGTGCCATTTTAAATCTCCTTATATATGTGGACTCTAAGGTCCTACTTTTATTTAGCCAAATTAACTAAAAAGGAGATTTAGGCTGTAGGATTAGGGTTATTTTGAGCGCGATTTGCGGCACTAAATCCAAATCTATTAACTAATTTAGCACGGCCAGCATCTGAAGCTACTACCCAACCTTCCTGCCCTGGTTGCTGTAAATCTAGTTGTTTGAGCATATCCATCTTTAGGTCGTGTAGTCCTAGGAACGCAGTGAATGCGGCCGACATTCCATCCATATTAGACCTAGGACTTTGTAAATATTCAACTATATTATTATATTTGCGGGCTGTAACATTCTGTTGTAACCATGCGCCAAAGTCTGGTAACAAGTTTGTGAAATTAGAGTTGATGCGTGAATTGATGTAGCGTTTACACAAGGCCGGTAAATCTGTCACTTGCATTCTTCGAAGCTCTGCTGGATTGAAAAGTAAGTCTATATCCTTTCCATGAGCCGCATTTAGTTGTTTAAGTTGCTGAATCAGTTTTCTGTCTGTGACAACATTTTTTATATCTTTGACTTGAGGTTCAACCAATAATAAACCCTGAACTGGATTAAAGTTAACATTGCCTAAAGGCTCTTCATTGGCATTTTGATCTGGAATGCGTGTGTGTACAGCAACACCAACTTCGCTTTGAGCTATCTGTTGACCAAGAGCTGAGGCCGCTGGAATACGATATTCAACAGTATTGGGTTTAAATTCAAAAGCACCAGATACTTCCGGTGGCTGATTAATATAGAGCAAATCGCCTTTTACATAACCCTTAAACCCCGTGGGTAAACTGGCCTTAAGCAATGGGAATAACTTTTCATATATGCCAATAAGTTCTCCACGATTAGGACCACGAGCATTCATAATTTGTGCTATTTGAACTGGACTTGTAGCTAGGCCATCATAACCTTTTGCGTGAAATCCAGCCTTGTCGGTTAGAACAAAAGTGCCATCTTCCTTGTTACCCCAGATTATTGCTGGCTTACCGTCCCACTTGATTGTTGTGGTGCCTGCGGTATTTTCTGCCGCTGACTGAGCAATAGCAATAGCTTCGGCAATACCTCGAGAACCACGTTCAAATACCAGGTCCTCTAAATGCTCAATTCGGGCGTGGCTAGCCGCTTCGACTAGTGGTTGCATACCTTGATTAACAATACGATCACGTAGACGAGCCATATAGTTTACTTCTGTATAGGGTGTATCTAAGTTTTCAAAAAATGGAACGCCTAAATTTTTAAAGTGTGTACGAGCATCGGCTAGTTTAGCGTCTTTTTGTGGATCACGTTCTAGAGCTTTGACGATTGTCTCTACTGAATGTAAATCATCTTTGGTTGCCTGTTTATTCAACAATAACTTGGCAATTTCATCTGGATCGCGAGCTACCACTGTGTTATCGGCACGATTTAAAATACCTTCACGCTGGCTTAATTTGTAACCAAGAGCTTTGGCCAACGAGTTGATCACTACATTGCGATCACTTCCTTTGTATTCTGAATCAGGAGCAGCAGTTAAAAAGAACTTGCCTACTCCCATATCTTTCATAAACATAAAATCTGTCTGTACATAGCCGCGATCAGGATGTCCAGCAATAGGTGTTTTGAAATGTACGCCAGACCCTGTACGTTTAACAAAGTCTCTAGGATTCAGTTTTTGACTCAGGCACCATTGCTTAAGTTCTGCTTCTAGTTGTTCTGGCGTGATTTGACTGCTGTCTACTGCTACATCTAAATCGCCCGATGTTGGCTTTAGACCAGTTGATCCTAGTGTATTATTAACTAGGTCAAGATCGACCATGTGTTCTAACCATTGAAGGGTAGGCTTGACGTCCATCTGATTAATACGCTGGGTAGTAATCTGACCATCGCCATTTTTAAATACGTTGCCACCTTCTTTTAATAATCTCATTTAAAATCTCTTTGCCATCAATTCTGCCAACTGTTGCTGTAAATAATGGGTTTGGCCGGTATGGAAATATTCAGAATCGCGTAAATCGCTAACTGTTTTTTCTACCATCTTATTATGTATCCCTATTTGCTGAGATCTAAATTCTTGAAGGAATTCGGCTCTTCTTGCCTGTTGTGCCATATACTCCTGTTGTTCTTTTTCTTCCTGAATTTTATTTCATTTTCAAGGGAACAACAATTGTTGCATAAGCATTTTGAAAGACACATACAATATCATGGTTCGTAAAGAAAGCATCACACCTCCTTGGTC